TGAGCATCTGCTGGCGGCCCAGTTTCGTATTCAGGTGCCAACCAGTGGAATACCAAATCCTGTCTGTAGCTCTTAGAGTATAACCCGGAAGAGTACTAATGGTGGTTGGCAAGAGTGCACCCTTAGCCAAACCTGTTGCGTTACAGATACGAATCAGAACTTCGTCGTTGTAGTTAGTCGTTCCGCCCTTGTTTGTACGTGACTTTTGAACAGTCTGATCCTGATAGAACCTAACCAAGTCGGTAGCGTTCAAAGCACCAGTGTAGGCGGCTACTGCTCCATTGACAAGGTCCTGACCAGTAGCAAAAGTCCACGTCCAGCTAGACGGTTCGCTGGAAGCGACCTTTACAAAGATAGAAAGCAGCGACCAGTATCCTGAAATTGAGCCTACAAGAACCCAGCCCGCTGGTGCCGTAGGTACCTTGCTGACTGCTCCAATTGCAGTTATCAAGAAGTCGCCGTCAACAACACCGGCAGGCTTATTAAGTACAAGCGACTTTACAGCAAACGTAGTACTTGAGGCGTGGTTAGTAGCAATCGATCTATATGCAACAGTCACTTCAACTGCCTCGTGAGTTCTGCAAACGCACTGTCAATCATCTTCTGTACCGCCGGCAGAGTCGTCTGGTCCAGGTTACCTTGTACGATTAGTTGGAAAGCTCCAGGCGCTACGTTGACTCCTCCACCAGCACCTCCGCCGCCTACTGTTACCATTCCTTGGCCCGCAGAGATTGCGTGGTCCATTGTGACTGGACCGGGGCTGAATGGTGCTAGCGACTGCATGGCTTTATTAATCAAGTCGCCAGACTCTGTGATTCCGTTTGCAAGTCCTTGACCGAACCAAACGCCCCACTGGTGCGTAAGCTTGGAAGGCGAACCAAGGCCGATAAGTTTCTTACCGAAGTCAACAGCACCCTTAAGAGTGTCACCAACCTTGTTCTTGACAGCATCGATCATTGAACCAATACCGTTAATAAGGCCCTTGATCAAGTCAGCACCAGCGTTGAACAGTACTGATCCAAGATTTCCAAGGCCTCTCAGGATACGACCTGGCAAATCATGGACAAGGTTGTATGCGGCATCTATACCAGCTTTGACGGTACCTTTCACGAGGTCCATAGCGTTGTGGACGGTATCCTTGATGCCGTCCCAGACGCCGCTAAAGATCGTCTTGATACCTTGCCAAACCTTACCCCAGTCACCACTAATAATACCTGTCACGATCTGGATTATACCCTGAATTACCTTCAATGTAACTTCAATGATCGTCTTGATCGTAGCCCAGACGAACTGAACGGCTGTCCACAACGAACTGAGGAACGGTCGCCATATAGCAAGAATTATTCCAACAAAGATCGAAATGATCGCCTTGATCCACGCTGTCGCAACCTGAGTGAAAGACTTAATGTAGGACCAGGCTATGCGCCAAGCAGCCAGCCAAATCTGAAGCTGGATCTGAATGAGCGGCGTAAGGTAACTGAAGAAGCCTTCGATTACGCCCTTGACATAATCAAAGTCCTGCGATGCTATATCCAAGACGTCTTGTACGCGTCCCCAGATGGCTGCAAACAAATCTCCGAATGCCTGAAGTAGAGGCGTGATATACGTACCGAACCAATCAGCAAATGCCTGCAGCTTCGGATCAATCCAAGACCACGCAGCGCCAACGATATTCTTAACAGTATCCCAGGCTGTCTGCATCCAGCCGACGAAGGTTTCAAGTGCACCAGGTAGCGTATCCGTCAGGAACTTATAGATGTCATCCCAGATGGGTTTGATGGAATCCCAAGCGTTCGTGACGGCATTGTAGATCGCATCCCATGCGCTCTGCATCCACTTCCAGACCGCTTTAGCGGCATCGACTAACTGTTCGTGGTACTTGATAACCAAGGAGACGACGGCAATGAATACCAGGATAGGCGCAATAATCATCCCAAAGGCAATAGCCAGCAAGAGAAGTACATACCTGAAGGCACCTACCTTCTCACCGAGCCATGTCCATACCCTACCAATAGTGTCTGCGATCTGCTTGTGCCACTTGATAATGATGAAGATGATGATTGGAATTGCAATCAGGGCCAAGATGAAGACACCGACTAACGCAGCAGCCGTGCCGAACGCCAGGCCCATGAACATCAACGAACCAATCAGAACGGCAATGGTTCCCATCAGTACCAGCATTACGCCGACGACTACCATGATGGCTGCAGTGATAGCAACAGTCTGAACGATCGCCCTCTGTGTCGATGGACTAAGCTTGTCCCACCAACCGAGAATCTTAGTCAGGATCTCCATCAGACGAAGCTTGGCAGGGATCAGCTGTTCGCCGATTTGAATCTTCAACGCCTGATAACGGTTCTGTAGCAGCTGAGCCTTGTTTGCTTCAGTACCCATCATCGTGTTGAAGGCAGACTGAAGCTGTCCAGCCGAACCGCCCATCTCTCCGACACGTGCCTTGAACTCATCAAAGTTCTGGAATACAAGGTCGAAGAAACGCCTAGCCTGAATAGTACCGCCAGCACCCTTGAACAGGTCCTGCAACTTCTTAGCCAGTTCAGGTTTCGTTAGGCCCTTGAACTTCTCGTTCATCTGGCCTAAGATATCGACCATTGGCCGGAAGTTGCCGTGAGCATCCTTAATCGAAATGCCCATCGCATCCAGACGTTTCGCAACAGTCGGATTCGCCATTGCGTCCAAAGCGCGCGCTGCCGACGTCGACGCCATTGCAACGTTCAAGCCGTTACGAGTCATGAACGCTAACATACCGGCAAGTGTACTGAACGATTGCCCTGCTCTCAAGGCGGACGGAATCGACTTACCGATGTTGGAGTTGAACTCTTCGTAGGTACCGACGCCCTTACGAACAAGCTGGAACTGAAGGTCCAGGACCTTGTTCACGTCCTTGACAGGTATCTTCCAGGCATTCATAATGGCGATCGTAGTTCGACCAGCCGCTTGAATGTCTACCTGACCACCTACGGATGCCTTAGCGAAGGCCGTAATCAACTTCCCAGCATCGGCAAGACTAACATCCATCGACGAGAAGATGTCGTACAGACTCTTCTGAATCGAGTCGAAGTTGACTGGGAACTCCTTCGCAATTCGAAGACCCAAGTCACGAAGCTGACCTACACTGATCCTGGTATCGTCAATCTGAGTCTTGGTCAGGGCAGCCTGCTTATTGTAGCTGATGGCTGCGTCTGTAGCACTATTCAACCAGCCGAGTGCCAGAGCACCAATGCCACCGATGACCGTACCAGCACCAATCAGAGCGGTACCGATGTTTGTCATCTGGCCAGCAGTGAGTCCGCCCTGCTTACCCAATGAGCCCAGGGACTGCCCGACCCCAGCGATGACGCGGCTAGCCTGATCTTTAGCTCTCAACAGAACTAGAAGTTCACGGGCGCCCAGCGCCATGTTTCAGCCTCTCCATCTCAGCCGCTTGCATCTGAGCGTTCTCTTCATGAATCTCAAGAACGAATGACATCGCCTTGATCCAATACGGATCCTGCTGAAACAATCCTCCTGGGTCTGGAAGGCAGTTGAACGTCTGGCAAAGGTTGAAGACCTCGATTACGCGTGCTACTTCCGGATCCGAAACTTTTGTATTCTGTCCTACGAGGACGTTTCGGAGCCGTTGTCGGAGTTTCCCAAATCACCTACCTGGAACTCTTCGAACTGGTTCAGGCTGTCGATCAGAGCGTTGACTTCAGCACCAACCTTTGGATCGAGACGTGCGACTGTACCCTTTACCTGGAAGTTCAAGAGGTTGCCGTTCTCGTCTTCGAGGTTATGTTCGACGATACAATTCTTGAACTCGTAGTCGGATACAGCTGTTTGCATGATCCGCATAAGACCTTCAACTGCCTGTTGACGATTCCCACCCTGCGGAGTCTTAACAGCAAGTTCCGCTGCAAGCTCCTGACGAGCAAGCATCTGTCCGTACGACAGCTGACGCAGTACAACGAAGCCTCCGGGAAGAGACTTCAAGTCATACCTCTCTGTCTTTGTGGTGTCGGCGGTAGCCCTCGGCATAGTGCCCCTCCTATTGTCTGCTCACCTGTTAGGTGATGTTCTCAGTCGTAATGACCTTAGCTTCGTACGACTTCGATGTTGATGTGTCGTAGACGCCGACGTACTTGATTGCAGCACGAAGAAGTTCTCCCTGACCATTCAAGGACACTTCATACGTGTCCTTGATAGCAACCGGGAACTTAAGGTCGATTTCTGCGTTCGCTCCCTGAATGGCTTTGATCGTAATCGACTGTGCCGTGTATGCCTTAAAGGCATCGTAGTCAGTACGATCCAAGAAGTCACGTGTGAGCGACAGGTCGACCTTTCGCTCGCCCAGGTAGATGAACATAGGACCGCGACGTGTATTCTGCATACGGAACGCAGGGTTGCCTGTATCGTCAACAGTACAACTAAACGAGTCCGTATCCGTTACAGGCGTAGCTGTCGGAATCTCAACTGCATACTGACCGGCACCAAACGGTACCTGGTTAGCGAACGTGGGAGTCAGAGCAGCCTGCGTAGCTTCATTCAAGCCCATCAGTGTGAACTTGACAATCAGCATCGCGTTGTCAAGGCTCCACTCTTGCTTCGTTACAACGCAGCCAGAGTAACCAAACACTTGGCCGTTACGTAGCACCGAAACCGACAACGTACGCGTTGCAGCATTAGGAATCGACGCTGCGTGGGTTGGCGTATACGTGTACGTGTACGGATTCGTGCCGGCCTTGACAAACGTATTACGTGAGGCGTGCAAGAACCAAGGTACTACGTCAGGCAGTGCTTCGATCTCAACGTCACCGCTAACCGTCTGGTTACCGGGAACTGAGCCAATGATGTCTGCAAGACCACGAATAGGCTGACGCCACATCGTGTCCTGCGTTACGATCATGTTCTCGTCCCTGATCGGAAAGTACTTCGTAGGAGCGACGTAGGTTCCGGGGGTTGCCTCAAAGGCAATCCCCATGATACCAGTTGCACCAATGTCGGCCGGCATTATTCATCACCTCCTTGGCTTTCCACAGGGGTCGAGGAGTCCGACTCCGGACCGGGCGGCGTATCCGAAGCCGGCGCCTCCTCGTCTTCAGGTGCCTGGCTGGGAGGCCCAAGTTCAGCACCCTCGACGCCCACAAGTAGTTCGACGTTGTCGCCGAGCAACTCTTCCGGCTGCATACCGGACGCTACCGCTTCCTGTACCCTTTCGTCGTCGACTTCATGTTCCGCGCCGTTGGCGAAGACACCGAGACCGGGCACTTCGACCGGATCTCCGAGCCCAGCACCTGGCACGTTTACTATGAGCTTCAAACCCATCCTATGCTCCTAGAAGTGTCTTGCTCAAGCCTTCCCAAGTCAGACGCGTAACGCCCAACATACTACCTCTTTCAGCCTGACCGGACTCCAGCTTGGTGACGAAACCATGTATGATAAGACCGTCAAGCTGAAGATTGTCATGTAGGCAGCCTTCGACGTTAGCAGCCATTCGATCGCATTCCCTACGGCTCTTCTGGTAGTCTTCCAACGTCCCATGGTAGATGTAGATGTATACACCAAATGAATTCTCAGTGTTACCTCCAAGACCACTACCGGCTAAGATACGGTCCGTAGCGACCGGATCGACTGCTATGGCCGGCACCTGAGGGTATAGCGTCTGGTCTCCATACCAGACATCCAACACGCCCCAACGGGACTTATTCCGATCAAGTAGATTGAACAGCGCCTCGCCTACGTCAGCAAGGTTAGACGTCAGGATCTGCGTAACTGTCACGGCGGAAACGCTCCTGACTTAACTGCACGCTCTTCAACCCACTTGATGAAGATTTCCTCGATCTTGGGTACGTCCTCTTCTTGAATCAACATAAATGGACGAGCAGGAGTCTCGGCACCGAACCCACCAGTGAAACCGTTGTTCTGTGCAGGTCCGTACCAAGCACTCTGAGGGAAGTCACCACCTACCCAAGCCGTTTGCTTGTCGAAGCTCCACCGAGCAAACGCAGTAGCTGCCCTCTTAAGCTTGCCTTTACGAACAAGAATCTCGGCTCCCATACCTGTACTATAACCTGCTCGCTGCCGGGCATCCTCTGTGAAACCAGACAAAGGCGCCCAAGGAGGACGCCCAGCAACGTTGAAGTTTTCGGCAATCGAAGGGATGACTACCTTCTTGACTGACTCCTCAAGAGGCTTCCGAAAGGACTTTACGCTATCGGCAAACACACCAAACTGACCAGCAAGGATCATTGGATTCGGTGTAATGTCAATTGCAGTAGGCATGCCTTGACTGCTCTGCCCGGCCTTGACACCAGGAAAGCTAAAGCCTACTGCCTGCGGCATTAGAACACCGTACCCATCCGAAACTTGATATCTTCTGAGAACTCGTCCCGACCAACTTCCAGTCCGGAAGCGTCGTATTGTTGAGACATTCCGGTAGTCGCATTAGGCCAATAGTCAGGCTGAGTAGTAGCCTGTACCACTCCTCCAGGAACGTCCAGACCGCCGTCTAGAATAAGACAAATCATATTCTCGGCACGCATCTCGAGCCAGACAGGGAAGTCTTGAGCCTGACCCTGGATAA